TTGTAAAGAAAGTAATTCTTGTTTGGCAATAAATAAACCACCCTCTCTTGAAACTAAGAATTTAGTTATTCTTTCAAGATCATCTACTCTATTGTTTAAAGCATTTTTAGGATCTCTTAATAAGAAATCTGGGAAGGTAGTTGTCGGTTCAGACTCTACCGATGGTAGTTTTGTTTGAATGAAAGGCTGTTTACTACTTCCTCCTCCCGGTCTATCATTACCGTACTTTAGACTACGGGAATTATATTTAAATTGGGAAGGATCTGCTAGTAGTTCTTTTAAAGCCATTCTTTAGTGTTTTATTGTAAAGTAGAGAGTTTACACCCAAGGATGAGTGTACTACCAATCCTACCGATTAAGGACGCTTAGGTAGAGGAGTGATTCTACTTGCAGCTTGAGCATCGTCAGGTCTTAACGTTACATCGTAAGTTCCTTTTTCAAAGCTATCGTTAATAGCAGGAAAACTAGCATCTCTGTTAGCTGTTGATGGTACTAATCCATTCAATGAAAGATTTGGAGTTTTGTTAGTTTTTAACCTCTGTTCTAAAGTAGTTGCCATAATTTTAAGTTATTTATGTTTACTGTTATAAATATTGAAGATATTAAAATTTATTAAACGGGTGCACTATAATCTATAGATCCACCGAATGCTCGGATGTTCTTACCTACTGCATAATCCTGTCTTGCAGTTGCATTACCGATAGCTGCACCGTTTAGGTTCAAGTTAATACTTGTATTTGAAGGAGCAACACTAACTTGATTGTTAACAGTTGATTGACCACCACCGGCTTGATTTGCAGAATAGGGGAAGTTTTTATCTGTAGTAGCGAAGAATCGATCTTCATTATTTAACCTAAATGCACCTTTTCCTTTTACCATTAAAGTTCTTTCCCCGTATCCATCACCGCCAGAGTACATGTCATCTACGTTAGTAGCTGCTAGCATTGCAAGAACTGCACCAATACCGCCCAATATTACAGGTAGCAAAGATCCTCCGCTGATTGCTGTTGCTGTAGCAGTGGCTGCCGCTGCTGTTCCTGTCTGTAGACCGAAAAAGACTGCAGCTCTGGCAATTACAGGTGCGAAAGCGGCTGCTAATTTACCTAACTGTGATCCAGCCATGAACCCGAGTATTCCTGAGATTACTGTTATGTCTGTTAGGAACGTCCCTAAAGGACCGGCAACAAAATTGGCAAATGTTTCGGAGAGTTTTTCCACAGCTTTTTGAAGCTTCTCTTGTACTGTTAAGCTTTCTATCCTACTCTGAATTATTTCTTCTTCTGTCATTGCTTGTTCTTGAGCAGTATTTTTCATATACTCCTGTTTGAACAGCATATCAGAAAGTTCAGGAAGTGACATTCCTAAAGCTTTTGCCTGTGCCTCTTGAGCTAAAACTGTTTGTTTTGTAAAATCACTATAAGTTCCGACTTGACCGTTCAACTCATCCATTAATTTGGATTGTTGATTAGTCAAAGCATAGTATCGAGCTTGTTCCAGGTTTAACTGTTTACCAGATAATACCTCAGCTGCTAATTCATCTTCAATAGATTGTTGGAAATTTAACAACCCTTGAGCAGACTTGTTTACTGTTTCTAATGAAATACCTAAAGCATTTGCTTTTGCTACACCCTCTGTTAATGCCTGGGTTGATCCTTTAAACTGAATCAAGGTATAAGCTGATGCTTTACCAACAGATTCTAAAACTGCTTTTTGGTTTATATTAGTTTTATATTGTCTACCAATTTCAGCAGTAGTCCCCACAGAGGTCTTATATACTTCTGAAGCGTTTTTACCAAAAGCATCAGCTTGGGTAACTAGACCTGCAGCTCCTTCTTCGGATAGCCCTACAAAGGTGTTTAGTCTAGCAAAAGTTTCTGCAGTGTCCTTACTTACTTTTCCTACCGACCCTAGCTTGCTTTGAATTGCCCCAATAGACTTAAGTAGGTCAGCACTACTTAATAAAGAAGATTGTTGAAATCCGTTAAAGGTTGTAAACTCTTTAACTAATCCTCCGGCTTGATCTCTAGATATAGCAAGACTCTTCTGTACCCCTACTACTGCTTGGTCATACTTTAAGAAGCCTTTTATTAAAAGCCCTACAATCGCTAAGGGATCTCTCAGTCCTTTTACTAAACTTCGACTGGTTAGTGCTATAGCTTTACCTAAAGTTTGCCACTGTCCCGGGAATTTGCCGTTAACTCTATAGTATTCGTTTGCGTATTCGTTAAGTTTTTCTTGGGATTTTGCTGATGCATCCCCTAAGCCCTTAATATTCCCTATTGTTTTTAAGGTCTTTCCAGATAGTCCTAAACTATCCTCTCTGTCCTCTTCTTGTTTTTTTGCTTGTTTTGCTAATTCTTTCTCTACCTCTAACTGTTCTTGGGAATATCTTAAAGCTTCTGCATACTGCCCTACAAGGGTTCTTTGTATGTCGGTAAGGTTCCTGTATTCAGCACTTTGAAGCTGTACATCACCGGTTGTCTTATCAACTAATTGGTCTATTGTTTCTAAAGAAGCTCCTTGAGCTTTTAAAACTGAGACTAAATTTATACCAGCTGCTAATTCTTCAGCTTTTCTTTTGTTGATCTGTTCTAAGATGCTTTTTTCTTTCGCTAGACCCTGTGTCTGAAGGTATATGTTTGTAGCTGTATCTTTAGAAGTCTTACTTAACGTATTAAAGTTTTTCTGTAAATCTTTTGCTAAAGACTTTACTACAGTGTCTGTATCGTTTAATACAGTTGCAAATGTTGCAGCAATCTCAGCAGTTATACTGCGTAATGCTTCTGCAACAATAGAGGCTGTTTCTAGAGCACTATCTCTTAACTCCTGGTTAGTTTGGTTAATATTTGGATTTGGTGCAACCATATATTATAAATAGGAAAAGGCATCGATTTTAAGATGCCTTTATCCGTATGATACTTTTTTACCTTTTGCGTAATCCGGTACTTCAATCTGACCGCTTTTAATTTTTTTAGCTAAATCTTCCGGGTTTTCCTTTTGTTTATTTATTTTATCGTAATGTTCTTTCATTTGATGAAAGATATACTTTCTCAAGTGTATAGGAAGTTCGTATACTTCTGTAAAAGAGTATCCTCCTTGACCATTAAATACTATTTGATGTATTTGGTCAAATATAAACTTTCTATGCTCAGGCGTCAGGCCAAAAAAAGCTCACATTAATTGGTAATGCGACGTCCTCCTCAACACCGTTGTAGGTAACTTTAACAGTTAAATCGATATCTGGTTGAACTTTTCTGATATACTCTCTTAATGCTTTTGACTCTCTTGCAAGTAACTGGTTATCTACGAAAGATCTAATTGCTCCTGGTTCCCTTACTTGGTCTACTGATGTAATAATATATTTTAACCGGGTTGATAATTCAGGAGATGCATCTTTGTTGATTTTCTTCAAGCCGGCAAGTTCTTCTCTAATTTTATCTTCGTCTCCAACAGTTAAAATCTTAAAAGTAATTTCTGTTTTGGAAAAAGGTAATGTATACTTAAACTCGTTAACGTGAGGAGTGATTAAAGATTCATCAAAAGGTTTATCTTCTAACGTAGTTAAATCAACTGCTTGCTTTTCACCGCCATAAGTAAACTCGTAATCTTTACCGTAACCTAAAATACGAGCAGCAATCATAACTGCATTTTGATCTCCTGAAACTAGTTGAGTGTAATCGATGTTATCTACAATCAAAGACTGAAGTAGCTTATCAATTACAATTCCTTTCTGGATGTAGTTTTGATTGGTTAAGATGTCTTCTTCCTTTGCTGTCATGTATTTCATTTGAAGCTTTCCGGAAGCAAGTGGTGAATCTTTAGGGTAGAGTAATCCTTTTGAAGGAAGATCAATAACCTCTGTTGGGAATTTGAATTCTGACATATACTAATTTGTTATAACTGTTCTATTATAAATATATATGAATTAGGTTTATACGTCCACTAGAACGTATCTTCCTTTATAATTCATGATATTGTCTTCTTTCCAATCAATGTCGCCTGGATCGATATCTGTTTGTTCAAATGCTTTTTTTAACTCTTCTATAAACTTTGCTAAGTCTTCTGTTACTTCTGGAATTAATTTTTCTTCACCTTCTAAATACTTCTTTACTTCATCTTTAGTATCTTTGATCTCTTTTTTCTCTTTTTCTGCAAGCTGCTGGGCGTCAGTCATATCGATTACACCTGTCTTACCTCCGGGCAGTCTTTCTACTTTGTAAATAGGGATAATGCATGAGAAAGAATGGTTTGCAAGTTTCTCAGCGTGTTCTAGCTCATCAACATCCGTAGTAAGCTTCTTTACGTCGGATTTTTTTTGCATTACAATGCCATTATCTCCTACTCCGATTTTAGTATAGCCGAGATCTTCTAGTTCCTTTTGCTTGTTCTTTATACTCTGCGGCGTATTATAGAGTTCGTTTAAGATATCTATGAGTTTCATGTAATAAAAAAGCCCTCTCTAATAAATAGCCCAACCTTTTAACATTTGCCCTTTTTTATGAACGTACCGGTATTGAAGGGTTACTAGCGGTATGTTAACTGTTTTTGATAATTGCGGATAACTTCCTTCTGTGTATTTTCTTCCATCTTGAAATTCTACTGTATAAGGTCCTTTTGCTGCTTGAGCAGAGAGTCCTGTTTTCCCTGTAAACCGTGATTTTGCTACTACACTAAGTTTATCTTTATGGTCCTGTGAGAAACTAGTTCCTTTTCTATAATTTGTATTTTCCCATCCTTGGTCTAACCACTCTTGCAAGTCTTCTGTTAATACATATTTAATCTCATTAGTCCCTGGATGTACTATTGTTTTCTTACCTACTCGAGTTTTTCGAATATTATCCTTATGTGCATCTGTTTTATCAGCTTTCCATAGTATTTGCAAAATCCTTCTAGCTTCTCCATATTGCTCTTCTGTTAATTTGTGTTTTCCATCATAACTAATTCGGTGAAAAGCCCAAAGCATTTTTTTACCGTATGTGGGATGATGCTTAAAATGCTGTGCAAGTAGTTTGTGACACCTGTAATGCTCTTCCGGTGTTAGTAATACCGTGCTTGATTGTTTATTGAAGCTTCTAGGAATTATATGATGTGCTTCATAATAAGTAATTCCTTTCTCTCTGCCTTCAGAAAGAGCTTGTCTAATGATTTGAAAATATTCGTGCATAAAAAAACCTCCTATCTTTATTATAAATAGGAGGCTTTCTTGAAAAGTAGAAGTTGAATACTGCGATCAGAAATTTAAGATACAATAATCCATTCCCAAAGTCAAGGAAATGTTTTGTGCAGTTGAATCGTTATCGAAGTTTAATTCACCAAAATCAGCAGTCTTAACAAAAGCTCCTTTTAGTACCCACTCAGAAACAATATCACCTACTGGACCTACGATGTCGATTGTTACGTCCTTCTTGTAGAAGTCAGAATAACCATCACGGCCAGTTACTGATTCGTGGTGTAAACGTACCCATTCCATTACTGCCTGTGCTCCTGAAGGAGTGATAGGATCAAATAATGTCAAAGTTACATCATTCCATCTCAATTTACCTTTTACTTTACGGTAAACGTTAATATGGTTCAATACAATTTCGCCCTGTTCGAATCCTAATCCATTTACCCCTTTAATAAGGTAAGCTGGAATACCATCAACGTACATGATAAATCTATTCTGTACTTTGGGTTCAAACGCGGTGAAGAAAATTTCGTCTGCTGTTAAAATTGCCATTTTGCTATTTGTTTATAAATATTGCCTTATGTTAAAATTATCCTGGGAATGTAGTTCCTGTTGGAGTAATGTTGAAATCTAAGTAGATGAATTCGGCAGTCTTAGTAGGTTGGATATAAATTTGACCAACCATCTCGTTTCTGTCAACTACATCTGCTGTGTTGTTTGATTCGTCCATCACTACTTTGAAAGCGTAAAGTCCCTGTCTCTGTTGAACTGATTCTAGGTAAGGATTAACCTGTGCCAAGAAAGAATTTCTAGTAGCAACACTATTCTGTTCGAATACTAAGTTGTTAGCTACTTGAGAGATGTAAGATTTCAAAGAGATCAACAATCTTCTTACGTTTACTCTATCCAAAGCAGAAGCTTTAGTCTGCAAAGTCTTTTGTCCGTATACTACTGTACCTTGTCCTGGGAAAGTAGCAATTGGGTTAACTTTACCGCTGTATAAAGTATCTCTGTCAGATTGAGCTAATTTTCTTTCTGCTCTGATTACTTGACCTAAACCACCTCTGTTAATACCAGCAGGAGCAAACCAAGGCTCAGCAACTGAATCGTTGAATGCATAAACACCACCAAGAACAGTTGAAGCAGGTACCCAAACCTGTTGACCAGAATCTGGATCTAATACCTGTACCCAAGGCCAGTAAGAAGCAGCATAAGAAGTGTTTCTAGAAGCAGCTTGAGTTACTACTGTAGCAACTTGTGAGTTGTAAGGAACTAAATCAAGTACGAACAAGTTATCTCCTCTGTTTTGAGTATTTGAAATAATTGAAGTTACTTGTGAAGGTTGCAAAGAATCAAACAATCCAGGAGTCAATAGAAGATTAAACTTATAATCGTCTGTATTTGACAACAAGTTGATCATGTTAGAGTAGCTTCCGCTAGGAATACCTTGTGATCTGTTGCCGTCTGTAATTGTGTTGTAGTATTGGGCATTACCCATAATATCACCAGTTGCACCTGAGAATGAACCTGATCCGTTCAAAGGAATTGAGCTAGTGTATTGAGCTTTAGGAGATCCAGAGTTATCAAAGTATCCAGGAGTTGGTGAAGGTACAGACTTAACTCTCAAGTACTTAGATTTTACAGGATATGATCCAGTGATTTCTAAGTAGTAGCTGGTGCCTGAGCTTGCGTAGTTGTAAGTCTGATCACCGATTACCTTAGCTACATAGTTAGTAGTCATAGGATCTAATGATAGGTTAGTCCAAGTTTCTAATACGATAGGAGTGTTACCAGTATCGTCTCCTCTTCTCACTAATAGGTCAAAAGTACCTGAAGAAGTGTTAGAGTTAACAATTTGCCATCTGATGTTATCGATGCTTCCGCTTGCTAATGCACCATTTGAGCTTAGAGAAGATGAGCTATTCATCATAACTCCTTCAGATAAGGTTTCGAATACTACTGAACCAGAAGTATTTGATCCGCTTGCAGGAGAGGTAGCTGAAGAATATGAACCAGATACTACTCTTGCAACCAATAAGGTTTCTCCTCCGTTGTTGAAATAGTTATAAGCTGCGATTGAAGTAAAGTAAGTGTATACATTACTACCGCTTGTGAAAGTGCTACCGAAAGTATTTTGATACTGACTGTAAGACGTAATCACAGTAGGTACTTCTACAGGACCTTTTACTGTAGGTCCAATAATAGCTGCTCCCACCGTAACTGGTTGTGAGGTGATAAACGATTGATCGTTTTCTCTAGCGAGTACCCCTGGGGATATTAAAGTTTCTGCCATTTTGTTTTAGTTGATTTAATAGTTCTAATATAAATAGTAAGAAGGTGTTCAAAAAGCAGTACTAAAATACGCGGGAGTAACCGGTATTTAATCGATTATTGAATCAGTCTCTATACCAAAAGAGATTTTACCAGCAGAAAGAAACTTCTTAGTAGCTGTTAAATCTTTAGCGATTGCGTCTGGAATAATATACCCTCTTAACTTAATGTTAAAAGAGGTTCTTACTAAGCGTTCTTCTCCTTGATTTACTGTAGTGTTATCAGTGTAAGTGTCAATCCTTGCTCTAAATTTAAATCTAGCAGGATCTCCCCAGTATGCATCTGAAGCGTAGTTAATTGCTTCAACAATTTTGTTCATCTGTTCTCTGTAATAAGTCCAAATAACACATTCGTAATTTAAAGTAACGTAATCCGGAATTACTACTGCTTGATAACTAACTACAGGTTTTCTGTTATTTAGGATATCAAAGTTGCTATAGGCTACACCCTTCTGGTATTTTTGACCTACTACTGCATAGTTTAGAGGATTGTTAGCATCTAATTTGTTAGCAACAGTGAAGTCTTTTTCTACAGAACTATTCTTAAACATAATGATA